CCCTTATTTAACGTTTCCCAACGCATTTTTAACATTTGCAAACACTTTGTGGCACGGTTTTTGCTGGGTCGTCACTTTACCGTTTTTAACATTTCGCCACAGACTTTGGCACGGTTTTTGTTATGCGTGTGCGCCCGTGAAATTGTTTCACGTGGAACACTGCCACACCGATGCACAAAATAAAATGTTTCACGTGGAACACAACACCAAGAGTTAAGAAAAGTTAAAACGAAAATAATTTGTGCGCTTATGCTTGTATGTTAGAAAAATGTTGTATCTTTGCAGTGTTCAATTAAACATTTTGAAATTATGAAAGAGTTTATACAATATTTCAGAGAGCAACCGAAAGAAGCAATTAAAGAAGCTGCAATGTGTGTTATGATTTTCGCCGTATGTGGTGCGATGTTGTTTTTATCTGCAATCTTGCAGGGTTGCACCGTTACAAAGGGTACAACGGTACGGGGCAAAGCAACGATAGTAACAACCGATACAACGATAGTCAAACACAACGGCACGTTGAAGTTTAAGAAGTCTATGTTTAACAATTAAAAGTTTACTACAATGGAAGAAAAAAGAAACGCATTTGACGAGTTTTCGTTTGCCGCTTTGTCGGCTTTGGGTAGCCTTATGGCGTGTAATGAAGTTTGCCGCAACCAACGTGCAGTTATGAAAATAAACCGCTTTCGTGCGTGGCTTATGGACTTGAAGCCGCAAGCAAACCCCGAACCGAATTTGCCGTTTGACGGTGAACCGCAAGACAGACAGCCGAATAATTAACAAGAAGTTTAACAATTAAAAGATTACTACAATGAAAAGTTTTGCAAGTAAATTTAACAAGACAACTTTCGGTATTGACACAACCGATTTTCAGTACACCAAGTTAGCCGATATTTTCAACTCTGAAAATGAGGGCGGCAAAGATGTGATACACAAAATTAACGGGATTTATGTCCACAAATCACAATTAGGTGACAGCCCCGTAATTATTGATGAGGAAAACAAACGGCTGGTGAACCTACCAAGCCACACCGCCGAAACGGTGCGTGAAATACTTGCCGATGATGAGGCGGTACAAACTATCAAAGACGGCAAAGTCGGGTACACGATTTACGAGTACGAGAGCCACGGCAAGAAGTGTTATTCGATTTCGTTTGTGGACTTGTAAGAGTTTGAAAAGTTATGTTTAACTTTGTAGGGGTTGCAATGTTTGTAACCCCTATTTAATATAACAGCGTATGGTAAAGTTAGGTTTCAAGATTAAATTTACAAAGTCTGTATTTGGTGCAACCCAACGGGCGAAAATCAAAAAAGAGATATTGCAAGCCGTGGAAAGCAGCCCCGAATATAGAAAAGAGATTGCAAGGGTTTTCCAAATGGCGAACCGCCGTATTCAGAATATAGAGCAAAGCGGACAACTTTCGCCAGCCGTGCAAGCGTTAAACAAAGGCGATGTAAAAGGGTTTACCAAGTTTTCAATGAAAGGCGATTGGAACACCCTAAAAATAGAGTACGGCAAGGCGATTTCGTTTTTACGCCAGCCAACCAGTACGGCGCAAGGCGCAAGGCAGTACGGGCAACACCTGCAACGTATGTACGATTTAACGCCCGATGAGTACAACCTTATGGCAAGGAACTTGCAAGGCAAGTTAAACAGCGTTTCAGATAGTGACTTTGTGGAACGGTATTTGATGCGGTACAAGGATTTTACGGGCGAAATGGAGCAAAGCGCAAGCGATATAAGCACCCAAATAGAAAGTGAAGCGCAAAGCATATCACGGGCGATTGATGCGGAAATAGAGCGGCAAGCGAATGAGGTAGCCGACCAAATGGAGCATATGCAAAACGATATAGAGCGCATTTTGAGCAACTTTGGCAAGTTTGGCTTATGAAAAAAATACCTTTTGAGTTACAAGAAAGAATAAACAGCCCGACCGAAATTGCAAGCGTGTTGCAACGTGCCGTAAACGAAAAAAACATTATAGGAAACAGCAAGGGCGAAAGGTTTTACAATATCCCGTGCGCCTTTGATATTGAAACAACAAGTTTTTACCGTGATACGGACGGACGGGCGTACACATACGAGCAAATGCAGCGTATGCAGGACGGGAACGGGCGCAAGGCGAAATTAGAGAAAGCCGCAATAATGTACGTTTGGCAGTTTGGCATAAACGGATATACAATAATGGGGCGCACGTGGGGCGAGTTTGTCACGATGATGCATACTGTAAGCGAGGTTTTAGGGCTGAATGACAAATTACGCCTTATTGTGTACGTGCATAACCTTTCATACGAATTTCAGTTTTTGCGCAAGTGGTTTGAGTGGCAACGGGTTTTCAGTATTGATTTGCGTAAGCCGATTTATGCGATAACAACGGGCAACATTGAGTTTAGATGCAGTTACTTGCTTTCGGGTTATTCGCTTGCAAAGTTGGGCGAACAACTTATGAAATACAAGTGCGCAAAAGCCGTTGGCGATTTGGACTACCAGCAAATAAGGCACAGCGAAACGCCGCTGACTGATGCGGAAATACATTATTGCATAAACGATATTAAAGTAGTGATGTGCTACATACAAGAACGTATCGAGGAAAGCAAGGGGATAACGCACATACCTATAACAAAGACGGGGTTTGTGCGCAAGTATTGCCGTGCGCATTGTTTGCGTGAAAAAAGCGATGCAGGAAAGACCGTACCAAATTGGGATTACGTAAACTTGATGCAGGAACTACAAATTACGGGTATGAATGAATTTAATATGCTGCAACGTGCGTTTGCAGGCGGTTTTACACACGCCAACGCTGAATATACAGACGAAATAATGTACAACGTGGATAGTTACGACTTTACAAGCAGTTACCCGTATGTAATGATAGCGGAAAAATACCCGATGTCGCAAGGCGTTGCAATCACGGTTAAGAGTACGGAGCAATTTGAGTTTTTAATATCAAAGTATTGTTGCGTGTTCGATATTGAGTTTACCAACATATTTGCCAGCGAAACGCAAGACAACCCGATTTCGGCAAGCAAATGTTTCGTGAAAGAAAACCCGTGCGAAAATAACGGGCGCATTGTGGCGGCTTCAAAAATTGCGCTGACAATAACCGATGTTGACTTTAATATAATCAAGAACTTTTACACGTGGGAAAGTATGCGAGTGGGTGAAATGTATTGTTACAAGAAAGAGTATTTGCCGACCCCGTTTGTAAAGTCTATCCTACATTTGTACGAAAGCAAGACGAAATTAAAAGGCGTTGAGGGCAAAGAAGTGGAATATCTAAACAGCAAGGAAATGTTAAACAGTTGTTACGGTATGAGTGTTACCAACCCTTTGCGTGATGAGTTTACATATAACGGCGAATGGGATATTAACTCAATGACAGCCGAACAAAAACAAGAACTTTTATACAAGTACAACACCAGCAAAAACCGTTTCTTGTTTTACCCGTGGGGCATTTTCGTAACCGCATACGCACGGCGCAACCTTTTCACGGGCATACACGAAGCAAAATACGATTACATATACAGCGACACGGACAGCATTAAAATAATGAACGGCAAGGCGCACGAAGTATATTTCAAGGCTTATAATATGCAGGTGCAAATGAAATTGCGAGCCGCCTGCAAGTACCACGGTTTGCCGTTTTCGCTTTGCGAGCCGCAAACGATAAAAGGCATAACAAAGACTTTGGGCGTTTGGGATTTCGAGGGTACATATACACGGTTTAAGACGCTGGGAGCTAAACGCTATATGGTGCAAGAACCGAACGCATTAAAAGCAGGCGGACGGGCATACGATTTTAGTTTAACCGTTTCGGGCGTAAACAAAAAGGCGGCGATACCGTATCTTATTGAAAAGTACGGGGAAAACGGTATCTTTGACGCTTTCACTAATTATTTGGATATTCCACCGCAAGCAACGGGCAAGAACATACATACGTACATAGACTACGAGATACAAGGCGAGATAACCGACTACAAAGGCAGCACGGCGCACTACAACGAACGCACAGGTGTACATTTAGAGCCGACCGGATACAGCCTATCCCTTTCGGTTATGTACATAAATTATTTGCGAGGTATTAAATTTAAGGACTAAAATAATAAGAGTTATGACAACAAGAAAGACAGACAAGCCGAAATTTTACGACTTGAAAGCGATTTTAAGCAAGAACGCCGACTATAATGTCATATTTGGCGAACGGTCAAACGGCAAGACTTATGCCGCCTTAAAATATGGTTTGGAAAACTATATCAAGACGGGCAAGCAAATGGCGTATATACGCCGATGGCGTGAGGACTTACGGGGCAAACGTGCCGAAAGTCTGTTTGCAAACCACGTGGCAAACGGGCTTATTGAGGAACTGACAGAGGGCAAATTTAACGAAGTGTTCTATATGTCGAACAAATGGTTTTTATCTTACTACGATGCAGAGAAAAACAAGCGGACACCCGACCCGACCCCGTTTTGTTACGGGTTTTGCCTTTCAGAGCAGGAACACGAAAAAAGCAGCAGTTACCCGAATGTTACAACGATTGTGTTTGATGAGTTTTTGACACGGCGGTATTATTTGCCCGATGAATTTATGTTGTTTATGAACCTTTTGAGTACGATAATACGCCAGCGAAACGATGTTAAGGTTTTTATGCTGGGGAACACGGTAAACAAGTTTTGCCCGTACTTTACTGAAATGGGTTTGAAGCAAGTGCCGTTTATGGAGCAGGGAACGATAGATATATACCGCTTTGGCGAACACGGCGCAATAGTGGCGGTTGAGTATTGCAGCACGATAGTACAACACAAAGCCAGCAACAAGTATTTTTGTTTCGATAACCAAAACTTGCAGATGATTACGGGCGGCAAGTGGGAACTTGCAGTATATCCGCATTTGCCGTGCAAGTACAAGCCGAAAGATGTGTTGTTTGTGTACTATATCAAGTTTAACGATGTAGTGTTACAAGGAAACATTATACAAGTAGGCAACGAATGTTTCACGTACATACACGCCAAGACAACCCCGATAAAAGATGAGGAAAACAGCCTTATTTATTCTTTGGAAATGAACGGCAAACCGAACTACAAACGCAAGTTGTTAAGCACTGCAAGTTATGTTGAACAACAAGTCGCACGGTTTTTCGCAATAGACAAAGTTTTCTACCAAGACAACGAAGTCGGCGAAATAGTACGCAATTATTTAATTACGAGTGCAAAAACAAACATTGTTTCGCTGAAATGAAAATAACGGCGGTTTGGTGCAAATTTCGTGCCGAACCGCACGTTTTACGAAATAAATAACTACCTTTGCAATAGGAACTAAAAATTTATTGATATGGACGCAAATACTATTATCCAAATCATTTCAAGTTTGGGTTTTCCGATTGTGATGTGTGGCGCATTGTTTTGGTATATGGTGAAACAAAGGCAGGCGCACCAAGAAGAAACGGAACACCTAAAAGATACGATTGCGGAAAATACGAAAGTGTTAGCCGAATTAACAACGCTTATTAAAATTTTGACAGATGAAAAGGAAAGATAACATTTACAAGTTGTACCAGCAACAAGTAAGGGACAAAGACACCGCCGTAACCGAATTTATGGCAAACACGTTGGCGAAAACTCAAAGTATGTTTGAGTATGAGGGTTTGCCCGACAGCATACCGCAAAAGGAATTGGAACGGCTTTTGCAGACCACGGGCAACGCCTTTGTTACCAGCGTGGACGGGGTTTTGTATGCGCTTTCGGGCGGCAAAGGTGGCGAACCCGATGTTTACGGACGGGCAACGCTTTACACCGTGGCGAACCCTGCATTAAAGCTAAACAAAACCTACGATATACAGAAAGACGGGGTTTTGATTGAGAATGACAGCAACGGCGAAAGCCTTTTGCCGCTTATTGGGCGGTATGCCGTTTTGCATACTGACGGGCTTATTTCGTTGAACACGGCAAGCATTTTGACCCGTATCACAATGCTTATAAGTGCCAGCGATGACAAGACAAAACAGAGTGCCGATGAGTTTTTGCGCAAGATACAAGACGGCGAATTTTCAATTATCGGGGAAAACGCTTTCTTCAAGGGCGTAAATATGCAGACAGCCCCGACCACAAACAGCGTGTATATTACGCAACTTATTGAACTGATACAATACTACAAAGCGAGTATGCACAATGAGTTGGGGCTAAACGCAAATTATAATATGAAGCGTGAACGCCTTAATTTGGGCGAGGTATCTATGAATGTGGACGTACTTTTACCGTATGTGGATAATATGCTAAAAGAAAGACAAAATGCAGTTGAGAAAATTAACGAAATGTTCGACACCGAAATTTCGGTTAAACTTGCTTCAAGTTGGGGTTTGGAAAGGGATAATTACAACGCTTTGGCGGCTGATTTGGAAACGGCAAAGGAAACCCCCGACCCGACAGAAGAACCCGACCCGACAGAGGAAACAACCGAAACAGACGGAAACGGAACGGAAACAGACGGGAACGATACCGAAACAGAGGAAACAGAGGAAACGAAAGAAACGGAAACGGAAACGGTCGGTAACGATACCGAAACAGAGGAAACAGAGGAAACAGAAGAAAACGAAGAAAACAACGATAAACAATGAAATACAGCGAACTATTTACAAAGGGTAACGGGATATTCGCAACGGTTTTCAAGACCGAATACCCGACAGAGTACGCCGCAATTTTCGGCGATACCGCACCCGAAAAGTTGGATGCTTACGCTTTACTGAAGTACGGCGGCAAGACCGTTGTAAGCAGCATAACCAGCGACAACGCAAGCGATGTTGTTTCGGCGGTGATTGCGGTAAACGTGCAAGGTTGGGAACGTGAAGCGGCGGCGATGTTAGCCGATTACGATGTACTGACACCCGTCACGGGGCAAGTTGAACGGACGGAAACCGTAACTTTGCAGGAAAGCACGGACAACACCGAAACGGGCGCAAACAAGGCGTTTAATGACACCGTTTTTTCAGACAGCGACCGAAAGACCGCCAACGATGAGAGAAACCGCACAGAGGAACGCCAAACAACCGAAACCAGCAAAGGAACGGGCGCAAGCAAATCAATTTCAAGTGAAATTGCAAAAGAATTGCAGTTGCGGCGTGATAATTGGAGAAAAAACATTATCTTTGCACTTGTAAGCGAGATAACAACGAGTATTTACGAATAACTAATTTTAATTTTTAGCAATATGGAAGTAAAACAGATTTACACGCTTATTAACAGCGTATCAGGTGAAGTGTTGGGGCGTACTGATATTGTCACCGAGGATTTGACGGGCATTGTGGATTTGGGCAAAGAAGTGTTCAATCAAAGTGCCGTGGATAATTACGTAAAATCACTTGTAAACCATATCGGCAAGGTGATTTTCGTAAACCGACCTTATGCGGGCAAAGTGCCAAGCGTTTTAATGGATGCGTGGGAGTTTGGCAGCGTGTTGGAAAAAATAAGTGCCGATGTTCCCGAAGCAGAGGAAAACGACACGTGGACCTTGCAGGACGGACAGACTTATGACCAAGATGTTTTCCACAAACCGACCGTTACCGCAAAGTTTTTCAACTCAAAGGTTACGTTTGAAGTGCCCGTATCAATCACCGAAAGGCAGGTAAAAGAAAGTTTCAGCAACGCCGCACAACTTAACGGCTTTATTTCGATGATTTATGCAGCCGTTGAAAAGTCAATGACTATCAAGGCAGACGCTTTGATAATGCGCACAATTAACAATATGATTGCGGAAACCGTGTTAGCTGATGCGCAAGCGTTTGGAGCAACGGAGGCAGGTGATATGGCAGGGGCAGACCTTTCCAACGCAAGCACTGCAAGATGTGTGAACCTTTTGAAGTTGTACAACGATAAGACGGGCGCAAGCACGAAATTAACCGCTGCAAAGGCGATAACCGACCCCGATTTCATACGCTTTGCGTCTTACGTTATGGGTACGTATGCCGACCGCCTGCAAAGCATTTCGACCGTGTTCAATGTTGGCGGCAAGGAAAGATTTACCCCGAAAGATATGTTGCACGTTGTACTTTTGTCCGACTTTGCAAAGGCAGCGCAAACCTATCTTTATTCAGACACGTTCAACCGTGGCGATGTACTTTTGCCTCAAGCCGAAACCGTACCTTTTTGGCAGGGCAGCGGACAGAACTACGACTTTGCCAGCACGGGCAACATTAATATCAAGGAAAGCGGCGGCAAAGCCGTTGAAATTTCGGGCGTGTTGGGCGTAATGTTCGACCGTGATGCGTTGGGCGTTTGCAATCTTGACAGACGGGTAACAACCAACTACAACGCAAAAGCCGAGTTTTTCAACAACTATTATAAGTTTGACTCTGGATATTTCAACGATACAAACGAAAACTTTGTAGTATTCTTTATCAAATAATTGATATGTATTAGATTGTTTAACTTTGGGCGGTGTGGGTGCAGGTGAAAGCGCACCGCACCGCCTTTTTTCTTTGCAAATATGACAACGATAAACTTTTATTCATACAACGGACACCCCAACACGGTAAACAAGCAGTTGGGCGACTTTACGGCGATTGTTGGCGATTTGCGGCAAACTTTCGATGTGTTGCGCCCGACCGTAACACTACGAAAGCAACCCCGACCGACTTTCAATTATTGTTATGTTCCCGATTTTGGGCGGTATTATTTCGTGGAAAGGGTAAGTTTTGAGGGAAACAACGCCTACGAACTTGCATTGCGTATTGATGTACTGAAGTCCTACGAAAGCGAAATTTTGGCGGCAACGGGGCGTGTATCTGAAAGCGACAACCCCGACCCGTATATTTCAAACCGTGATACGGTTTACAAGCGCACCCCGAATTTCGAGAAAGTGCTGTTTTCTGAAACGGGGCTTTTGAATGAAAACGGGGGTATCATTATGGTAACTTTGAAAGGAACAACCGAAAATTAAAAGAGTATGGCAGTAATTGTAAATATACCTAACGCACACGATGATAACAGCCAGTGGAACGCAAGCGGCGGTTATTGGGATATAAACGTAAGAACGAATGACGGTTATTTGTTTGTGGGCGATATTAAGGCGGTTTATACCAATACAAGCGGCTCCCCGAAAAGCGTTGTTTTGAGGCAAAACGGCGCAAAGGTTTGGGCATTTGGTGAGTTGTCCGACACCGATGCAGACACGGAAATAACTATCACGGGAAACACCCGAGGCGAAAACGATTTGGAAGTTATAAACAACATACCGAACACGACAGCAACGGGAACAAAGGGCAGCGGTTATTTTGATGCGAGAATACAAGTAACGGCAAACGAGGGTTACAAGATAACGGCGGCGCAAGTGGAGTTTATGGGAAGTTACGGCTACCCAGATACGCAAGACTTGACAATTTCGCCAGACGGTAAAACGGCAAGTTGGGAGTATGACGATGCCGACACGGCCGAGAGTTTCACGCTTACGGGTACGACAGCCAGCGAGGGAACACCCGAACTTAACGTTACGAACAACATAACGGGCAGCGGCGTAACCGAACAACATACGTTTGACGGGGAAACGGCAACTTTCACCGTTACGGGGCAATACAGCCCGAACAAAGCGCGTTTCTTTGACCTCAAAGCGAGTTACACGAACAAGGCAGGAACAGCGACCAAAACGCCGTTTGTGGTGCAGGATTTGAAATACAGCCAACAAGCAACGCTAACCGTTACCGACATAGACCCGACAAAGCCCGTAACGCTTACGGGCAGTTACGATGATGTGATAGAAATTTCTACAAACCTATCAAATTGCACCGCTAACGAGGACTTGCCGCAATATGTGAAAGACGGGGAAACGGTAAATGTTACATTAACGGCAAACGAGGGTACAGAATTTGACACCGAACAAAGTACACCGAAATTCTATTACAATAACGCAAGCGGCGACCCTCAAACGCAAAACCTTACGATTTCAAGCGATAAAAAGACGGCAACGGGAAGCATACAAGTAAACACTAATTGGAGCGATTTTGCAGTTATTGGCAGTGCGTACCCCGTTACCGTTGTGGGCGAGCAGTACGGCGCAATAAACGTGTATTTGGTAACGCTTGACGAGTTGGCCGAGTTTAGCGGCAAACGGTTTTTCAAGGAAACGGGAACAGACCCAAGCACGGGCGCACCCATATACGAAAACATAGATTTGGGCGCATACGTGAACAAAATACGGCGTGTTTACACCAACATAAGCGCAAGTAGCACCGATGTAATACGATGCGGCAACTACAACACGGGCGTATCTTGCCACCAGCCAGCGCAAGACAAAATAACGCTTGATTTCGGCACGGCGGTAGTACCAGCGCACAATGAGGATAACACCGACTACGAAAGCGCAATACAAATCTTTTTGCCGTTTGCAGGGTTTGTAAACCTCAATACCGATTATGCAGGTAAAACGATAGCTTTGCAGTACGTTATAAACGTGGTAACGGGCAACGGGGTTGCGCTTTTGAGTTGTGACGGCGTTGCATTTCAAGTTGAGGAAACCGAACCGAGCAGCGAAATAATATACCTTTCACCAAGCACCCAAGTTAAAACCGTGGGCGGCGATGATTGGAACGAAATGTTATTTTACGGTTTAGAACCTTACATTTACTGCAAGTGGTACGAAAGCGCAAGCAACGGGCGAAACAATGACAGACAAACGGGCATTTTAGGAGATTTCAGAGGGTTTAATGTGTTCGATGATGTTACACCCATACACACCGCCGAAATGCTGACAGAGGAACAAGAAATGATATATACGGCTTTGTCTGACGGCGTTTATATTGAGTAACTGCAAGGCAGGATAAAAAGAAAGGCGGCAACTTGATTGTTACCGCCTTTTCTTTTCGCTTGCTGATTGTTATTTGTCTTTCATTATATCCGCGCCCGTTAAACCAACGTACAATTTTGTGGGGTAACATTCGCAAAAGGTTTTGAAACGCCCGATAAGTTTTTCAGCGGCGATAAAGTCGTATGCTTGATTTTTGCAGGCGACTTCTTTCGCAAACTTCTTGCGTGTATCACGGTTAAACACGATTTGATTTTCTAAAATGTCGACACCCGTTTGCAGGCTTTCGGCGATGCTTTCCAAACTTGCACGAATTTCGGGCGCATTTGCCGACAAAAATTCAACGTGTTTCTTAGTCTGCAATAACATTTCTTGTAATGCGTTCAAAACTTTCTGATTTTGAAAAATTAAATCTGTTGTTTTCATTTTGATAAAGTATTTAATTGTTTAACACGCTGCAAATGTACGCAATTATTTCGATACGCAAGCGGTTGGCGTGTTATTTTGTGTTAAATTTTTCTTTTAACTTTGTTTAACAGGTGTGTTCCACGTGAAACATTTTATTTTGTGCATCGGTGTGGCAGTGTTCCACGTGAAACAATTTCACGGGCGCACACGCATAACAAAAACCGTGCCAAAGTCTGTGGCGAAATGTTAAAAACGGTAAAGTGACGACCCAGCAAAAACCGTGCCACAAAGTGTTTGCAAATGTTAAAAATGCGTTGGGAAACGTTAAATAAGGG